CAATCCCCTCATAACTTTCATTATGAGTTCGCAGTCTATTGACTTAGATTCCATTTTACCACAAAATCTTCGTGGTTTATGGTCTATAAGGCTGTAGAGGAGGCTAATGGCCCGGGGCACACCTTCAACTGAAACAAAACCCTTCCTTTCCGACTCAAGGAGAAGGTTGACAAGCATATAATATCTTGTCTTACTTTCTTTGAGAGCCGATATTGGAAACGGAGTTATTTCAATCCCATTCCACACGAGTCGCTTTGCGAACTCGTATAGAGTAGTAGACTTGTGAGTTTTTAGTTCACTTGTCTCGCACCCTAAGGAATGGATTGTTGAGATGTACAGTTCCGCCACCTCGCGGTGGGCGATCACTATGTCATCTCCTAGTAGACAATAAGGTAAGGTTTTCCACTCAACATTGAGCTCTCGACAGCAATAGTACACTATGTAATGGTGTGCTAAAGCGAAGGAGCTCCATGAAGAGTATGCTCCCATGGGATTACCAACAGAATAAGAAAGATTTTCTTCTTTTCCTGTTGGGTCTTTATAGGAGAAAGGATAACCTACCATTATATCTTTCCAGGAGTCAATATAATGATCCGGGAACTTGGCTTTCAATAAATTACATATGATCTCCATAGGAAATCTATCTGTAGCATTACTTAAATCTACAGAATAGTAAATTTCTTGGTTATCAAGTATTTTACGAAAGTCACCCTGGTTAAATGTCATATCTTGAGGAATTTTTCTTAAGACATTAAGAAGATAACTGTGAAAAGGTTTTAGTACACTTTGACTAAAATAGTCAAGTATAGCTATAACTCTCACTTTATCCTCTCGGTCGGGAAAATAAGACAATTTTCTTATCTTTCCTCCCGTATGTCTTGGAAGAAAAGGGATTAATTCTATCCCCTTCATCAAGATATCGACACTGTTTGAAAATTTTTCACCCCCACAGACTTTTAGACTATCTACTAATGAATTAGGTAGAGCTAATAGATCTGTGAGATGACACCAAAGAGCGTGACCGTTAGGTCCACTTTTTGTTGTAAAGTGATATCTTTTCCATAACAGACTTTTTGGGACCCTTCGTGAGGGCCAGATTCCAATGGCTCTCCAGAAGTCTCCATAGTACTTGCCTATACCGCTAGGTACCAGCTTCGAGGCTGGCTGCGTTATAGGGTCTGTACTAGGGATTCTCCCGACTTTCAGAGACCGTGACCCCCATAAGATAGTACTCAACAACTGCAGATACTTAGTATCAGCTGGTGTTGCCGTACGAATCTTTGGGATCATGTCTCCTAGAACCAGAGGTATACCATCTTTAGTTAGTTTAATTCCTTTGACACCCTTTTCCTTACTCTCTTTTGAGAGGTACAGTAAAAAGGCAGTCCTAACAAGCTTAACAAACTTGATTAGACCTGTTGGACCCTGGTTATTATAAACCTTGTCCAT